GCAACTTCCGTTGGGTCAATGCCGAAACGCGTTACCCCGCAGCGTTGCCTCAAGAAGATCCTTGGTCACAACGTGGTTACTGGGGTCGTTGCGGTTTAGTCAACTCTTCGGGATCTTTAGATAGTTCACCACCAGTTCCTTAGACCACATCGCTACAAGGTGGGCAGCCGACCTATTCAACTGGTTGCAAATTATCTACACTGACTGAAGTTCAAACAAACCCATGAACACCTACACCTGGAAAGTTGCCAACCTCGAACGCAACGTTGAGGACGGAAAAGTTTTTACGGTCCACTATACGGTTAACGCCGTGTCTGACCAAGTTGATCCCAACAGCGAGTCTGGCGGTTTCTACTCTGCTGGTGCCTACGGCTCTGTCGGTCTTGATGGCGAAGTGACCGTCGCTTTTGCTGACTTGACTGAAGAAGTCGTGGTGGGCTGGGTCAAGGAAAAGCTTGGTGGTGACGAGAAAGTCGCTGAGATTCAAGCCAGCCTCGACGCCGTTATCGCTGAAAAGGTTGCTCCCACTAAAGCCGCTGGTGTGCCCTGGTAAAACTGATGGATTCTGTTGTCCGTGAAAATTGGCAAAGAATCAAAACGTACTTAGAGTCCGTCGGTAAGACCGATTGTGAGTATTACCGGCGGGCTTGTGCGTCAGTAGCTACAGGCAAAGATTCTTATCAACCTATTAATTGGCCAGATGCGGAAGACTCTTAGCGGTACCAAGGTAAAGCTGCCTTCCAAGCCGAAGCAGACGACCCAGGGGTCTAGCAAAAACAGCAAACCCAAACGGGGGAAGAAACCGTACCGTGGTCAAGGGAAATAGGGCTACAGTTACAAAGACCTTGTTTTTCAACGATGTTTAAAACTGCTTCAGCTGCTCTTGCGGCTATGGTCCTGACAGCTCCTGCAGCCATTGCTGGTCCTTTCTATGCAAACGTGGAGGCCAACTCCGGTTTTGTTGGTTCTGACTACAGCGGTACGACCACTGATTTCCATATCGGTGTAGAGGGTGCTTCTGGTGTTGCTAGCTACTACCTGCAAGGTGGTCCTAGCTACTCGGTGCCTGATGGCGGTGTGGGCAGCACCATTGCTACCGGCAAGATGGGCGGTGCTATTGCCGCTTCTGAGCAGCTTTCCGTGTACGGAGAACTCAGCGCCGCATTTGACGACGTGAACTCCTACGGGACCAAAGCAGGGGTCAAGTACAAGTTCTAATGCCTGTACCGGGAGTACCACCACTTCCGATATTTGACCTTCCGAAGTCTCCGCTTTTGCCAGCTCCTGTTTTGGAGTTGCCAAGGGCGGAGCTTCCTTCGTATGAGGTCATGGTGTTTCCTGCTAGTCCCGCCCCTCCTCAAGCATCTGTAAAATCACGAACACAAAAGAGAACAGAAGAAACACCAGAAAAACCGCCACAACCAAAACTTCCAAAGATACCTATATCTAAGGAGGTTACTAAAATTCAGATCCCAGTTCTAGATATTGAGGTTCCTGTACCTAGGGCTGAGATCGTCTCTACGGCTATGACAACCAGTGCTGTGAGTGTTGGTGCCGCACTGGCAGCTACAAGCATCTTCAAGCGGCTTGTGAGCGTCTTTAAGCCCGTTATTAAGACTGCGGTGAAGAAGGTTCAGAAGATGCGGGGGAAGAAGGTTTTGTCTTTTGGTAGGCAGCGATTGGAACAACGTCGGCACAAGCGGCAGCGTAAGGACTTTCTGGCCTGATCATGTACCCGAGTGAGTGGATCTTGGCGCACTCCCGGTAGCGCACTAGGAACAGATCAAGGCGCTCCTTCTCAAGACGTTTTCTAGCGGTTTCTTTGCACAGCTCAACCATCCCTCCGTCCAAGGGAAAGCTAAAGCTGACCTGTGCTCCGTAGTTCTGGTTTCTGACGTAGGTAGGACTAACGTCGTTACCGAGGAAGAACGGGGTTAGAACCATCGTCCCTGAGTTACAGGTGTTCCCAGGACCAAAGCTTTGCTGGCTGTAGCCGCCTTGATTGATCTGCACGGCTTGATTACTCACAGACCCGCTAGAAGACGCCTGAGGCGCTGCAATGGCCGTTATACCGTCATCCTCGGCCCTCACAGGAGCCGCTAGGACTACTGCGAGAAGACAGACAAGCTGTTGGTAACCGATTCGATTTCGATGGTACGAGTAATGTCCTCGGTCTCGATTACCCCTGCCGAACGGGAGATTTGCTCGAGCTGAAACTCTGCGCCAGAAGTTGTAATGCTCCACGTTGTATCAGAGGCGTGAATAGCGCCACTCGGAGTTACGTTATAGCCAGAAGTATAAGTGTAATCACCACCGTACTTTTCGATGGCGATTGTTTCATCGATGGTGGTTGTTGTAGTCGTCGTTGAAGTCATAGAACCCTGAGTAAAGTTCGGGGTTACAGACTGTGCGTATGCCGGACTAACTAACAGAACAAGAAACAGGAACAACTTGTTCATCGTTTTGAAGCGGGTTCTGTTTTAACTGTAGGTTCTTTAGCTTCTGGTTTATTGCTAGCTCTAGAAATTCCATAGTTAGCTAAGCACCCAGTAAAGATGCTCGCCACAAAAGTCGGATCAGCTCGGATGATTTCTAGGTAACCAGCAGTCAGAATCGTCGCTGACCACCCAAGTACAGCAAGTTGTACAATTTCGTGGATCGGTTTTTGTGTGCCAGGTTCTTTAGGTTTAGTATCTTTCACGCCCTTGTTTAAAAACTGCATTTTTCTTAAATTCTATTTGTAATAAACGTACTACGTGTCATGCCGTTTAAGTCCGAAAAACAGCGTAAATACTTATATTCTCAGAAACCTGAAGTGGCCGCTAAGTACGCCAAGCACACAACCAAAAAGGATGGCAATATGAAGAGAGGGTACAAAACCAAATAAGCTATGCCCATCAAACGCGGTGGCCAGTCCCGAAGCAACGCTGGCAAATTCACTCCTGAAGGCCGGGGTGCTACTCAACGAGGTGGGCGTCTTAGAACTCCTAAGGGAAACACTCGTCCTACTCAAACTGCGCGGCTTCCGCAGCGTCGTGCTCCAGGAACAGTTAGCAGCTCTGGTCAATCACGAGCTCCTCGTCCTAGCGGCCTGAGCATTGTTAGCGACGTTATGCGAGTGCTTGGTGGTCTCAGGCGCTTTGGTCCTGCTTACGCCGCTTACGAAGCTTCTAAGCTTCGCCCTGCTGGTGGTGACCTTACCTCGGCTCGAGAGCGTGGGGACTACAAACCTATGCAAGGTCCTAGGAACCCTCAAGAGGGTATGACTCGTGCTGAGTCGTTTGACCAAGCTTTTGCTGAAGCTCGCAGCGCAGGCGCAAAAGAGTTCACTTGGCGTGGACGCCGTTATCACACCAGACTCAAAGGAGAATAACTATGGCTAAAAAAGGACCTTGCTGGAAAGGCTACGAAATGGTTGGTATGAAAAAGAAGGGCGGCCGACCCGTCCCTAACTGTGTTCCTAAAGGTGGTAAAAAGTAATGCCGTCATTTGAAATTAAGAAAGGCACAAAGAAGCCTTCTGGAAGTGGTCCTAGCCTTCCTCAAACCGGTGAAACCAAGGTACTGCCTAAAGGTCACCCATACCGCCAAGGAGCCATCAACGTCCGTTCTGCTTACCTACTCAAAGCAAAGAAAGGTTTTGAAGGCAGAGCTTAATGGACCCTTCCTTCGTCCTATCGCTAGTACTAGGCGCTGCTTCCGTTGGAGGTGGCGTCTTTGCTTGGACGAGTAAACGTCTGTATCACTTCGACAGCCGTCTCGATCAAGTCGAGATGACGATGCACAAAGAGTTTGTTAGAAAGGACGAGTTGTTACCGATGATGGATCGCCTTGACCAACGCATCCAACGCATCGATGAAAAACTCGACCGTATCCTCATCAACGGCAGAAATCCGTCTGCGTGACGTAGCGATGTACTACAACAATCAGGAGCATCAGAATTTTGCTCTTGATTTCTTGCAGGATCACATCCCTGACGGAATACTGGCCAAATTTGCAGATTATTGGAAGAGTGGTCCAAAAAACGTCGTACCTAACGACGGTCGAGTATCTTGATGGAGAACTCGTATAAATAGTTATGGATTTCTCTGATCCTGCAGTTCAAGCGGTCCTGTGGTCGCTGGCCTTTGCTGTGTCCGAATTGATCGGTGCATCAAAGATGAAAGAAAACGGCCTCGTACAATTGGGGTTGAAACTGTTTAAAACCGCGTATGGCAGCTTCTCCAAAAAAGTCTCTAAATAAGACTACTGGCCTTGCATCAGAAGACGATCTGTATTCACTCCACCGATTGGTGGCTACGAAGCTGATCGATCAACTGAATCGTGAGGATGTAAAAGCTTCTGACCTTGCTAACGCTATTAAGTTCCTTAAGGACCAGGGTATTACTGCTCTGAACGGTGGTGACGTTAGCGCTATCTCTGAGATGATTTCTGCACTTCCAGAAGTCGATATCAAGAAGGTTAGAAGCTATATTGGTGCATAGGGACACAAAACCCTATATGTACCAAGCAAAGCCCCCGGTATGGTGAGTCAATCGCCTGCTGGGGGTTTTGTGTATCTAACTCCTGATGCAGCTATGGCTAACCTCCAAGCGCTACAGCGACGAGAAGCAGTTAAGCAGTGGAGACAATCAATCAAAGATGCGTTCGGTTGTAAATGTGCCTATTGCGGTTGTAAAACAGAAAAGTTAACTCTTGATCACGTTCATCCAAAAACTAAAGGCGGTGAGGACCTAGCTACGAACATTGTTCCCGCTTGTACCTGTTGTAACCACGCCAAAGGCAGTTCTAACTGGAGAATGTGGTTTAAAAATCAACCTCATTATTGTGAGGAGCGAGAACTGGTTATCGACAAATGGATGAACTGCCTCCTATGCCCAATCTCAATCTCTCCGTAGAGCAAGAGCTCAGGATGGAGCGGATTAAACGAGATCTGCCAAACGTTAGTCGTAAAGACTTGGAAGAGTTTGCCCTGCAGTTCGCCAAGATGAACCTAATCCTGCAGAATAACTTGAGCCAAGTATTTAAGTGGGCTAGCAATGCCAAGGGTCAGTAGAGAAACAGAACGCATTATCCAGGAATCTGTAGAAAGCTTTCCTGTTTTTGCTACTCACCTTTGGCACTACCTACGACTGCCAAGTCCTACCCCTGTTCAGTACCAGTTGGCTGATTACCTCCAGAACGGCCCTGAACGACGCATCATCATGGCGTACAGGGGCTGCGGAAAGAGCTTTCTAACGGCTGGCTACGTGCTTTGGAGGCTCCGTAGGGA